CACACCTTCCTGCTCGGCTCGACGCAGCGCTTGTTCCTTGAACTCATCGCTGTAACGTTGCCGGGTCTGCTTCACGCCTGTCTTCTGCTTCATGGATCACCTCGGATAGCGAATTGAATCGCTTAACTGGGTGTCCGTGGAAGAGGGGCAAGATCACTGGGATGCGGTGGCGACCATCAAGCATGGCTGCCTCGTGTTTGCGCCGATCGGCCATGGCAAAACAGCCGGCGGCACCGAGTTACCCGTGCTCATCTTGCAACGCCGTAGCGGCGATCGCCACCATTTCCAGGAAATCGACCGCAGCGCCTATACCGGTGTGCGGGCGCGCTGGTACGACATCAGCAGCGCACGCGGTCATCTTGCACTCGCTGGTAAGAACGGGCATGTGAAGATCCTGCGCGGTGATTTCCCTACCGAAGCGGACGCCAAACGAGCCGCCGAGGCCGAGCTGGCACGGGTAAAACGCGGGGCAGCCACCTTTACGCTCGACCTGGCGATTGGGCGGCCCGACGTTTTTCCCGAGATGTCGGTAAAGCTAAGTGGTTGGCCGGATGCAATCATCGCCTATGACTGGATCGTGGCCAAGGCCACGCACAAACTCGACGGCAATGGTGGCTATCTCACGTCACTGGAGTTGGAGAATCGAGCCGCCGCAGGCGACCACGCTGCGATAGATGATGGCGACGTTTAGTCCTTTCCATTTTTTGCAGCAATTTGCTGCTGACAATACAAACTAATCTCTTCCGCCTTAGAAGCATAGTAGTCGCTGCCAAAGTCCTCTTCAGTTTCCTCAAAAGGATTACTCTCGGCTAGGCGCAATATTTCGTCACATTTCTCGATGGCCTCAGCATAGTTCCCGATCTTTTTCGCCAAAAATTCTGCAAAAAAGAGCTTTGGCTGAAGTGATTCAGAATCAGCCATTTCTGACTTTGAGTAATATTCAAAACTTTTTTCTACTTTACCTTCGGAAAAATAGGTATCTGCCATAAGCTTTAGAAGGAATGACTCCTTAATGTTGTCGCCACGAAAATCTTGCAAACACTTCGCGAGCGCCTCCACTGCCGATCCATATCTACGATCCGCAAATAGATCCATATAGTTAACGTAGTTTTGATTATCCGAAAGTTCCATACTGTTGCCCTATAGCCTAAAAGGTTGCCGAGGAAGTCTATCTAGACAGCGGAAAAAGTTCTCTAGCGCCCACGCGTGGCACGCGACATTTTTCCTGCCCTTAAAATTGTTGTCACAATATTTCGTGTCGGATATCCATATCGCTTTGCAATCATCGTGATTTGAGTCATCGGCCGCATTACACACTTTGCTGCCAATCCAGCCTCCAACACCTCCACCTGCAGCAGCGCCAGCGGCAGCGCCGGCCGCGCTACCGACCGAGCCTCCAACAGCTCCGCACCCTACAGTACCCACCCCAGGCGCCACAAATGTACAAGCAGCACCACCACCTACTGCGCCACCTGCGCCTCCAAGCCCCCATCCAACAGCCCCTCCGCATGCGGCGCCGGCAGCTGCCCATTTGGCTACGCATACTGGACCGCCATCCAAACCAAAAGGATCAGCAAGCATCAAAGGGCTGTTGTTTACATAGGCATATAGGCTCCACTGTCCACCGCCGTAACCCAATGGATCAGCTTGCCAATATCTCCCCGTCGCCGGATCGTAATCACGATTGATGTTGTAGTTCAGCCCTGTTTCTGCATCGAAGTACTGTCCCGGAAAGCGCATGTTATAGGTGTAACCATTGCCACTTGGCTGCTGTTCACCCCATGGGTTGCCTTGATATGCCCATGCCCAAACCGTGTTGCCACTACCGTCAGCAATCGCTCGTGGTGTACCCAATTCATCTGCAGTGACATAGGCAATCGAGGTGGCAGTGCCTTGCGTGTCGAGATTCGCCACCGGAATGCCATCAAGGTAGATGTATTCGCGGTTGGTCACGCCGTATTCACTTAGGAGCTGGCTATCCATGTCGTAGTTATAGCGCTCCGTGGCACCACCAGCTGCCTTTGCCATCCTTTCGCCACCGGCGTTATAGATATAGGTGGCAACCGTGCTTTGGTTAAGCTGCGCCACCGCCATCCGATTGCGGGAGTTATAGCCAAATCCATATGTACTACCCGCTTGGCTGATCGCTGTCGTGTTGCCATTGGCATCCACCGTCCGCGCTGCATTGCCCGTCGCAATCAGCTGATGGGTGTTGGTGTTGTAGCTATAAGCGCCAGTGGCCAGACCACTACCTGTCTTGGTGAGGCGATCTCCCGTCTGGTTATACGTAACGCCCTCCAGCGTGCTGCCGTCGGCTTCCGTGATGGCAGTGAGGCGATATAACGGATCATAGCTATACGTTTCTGTCGCCGGATTGGCCCCTGCATTGTTGCCGATGGCGGTGATATCCCCCATCGCATCTCGTGCCACGTGTAATGTGAAAGCTGGACTGACAAGATCTGTCAGTCGGTAATTGGCATCGTAAGTGCGTGTGATCGTTTGGCCATTGCCCAACGTGTAGCTACTCACCGGACCGAACGGCAGATAGGTGACGTTACTGACCAGGGTGGTCGTGCCGCTGTTTGTAGTGGCAGTAACGCCACTGACGCGACCATTCACATCATAGGCGTAGTTCACCTGGTTGCCGCTAGGGTGCGTGATGCTCAGGATTTTGCCGCCCGGACTACGCGTATAGCTCGTTACATCCGTATGGCCGCTGACCGTTTGGCTCTTCTGAATTACGAAGCCTTGGGCGTTGTAGCAAAGGACTGTGGTAACGGCATTTTCAACAATGCGTGTCAGGTGGCCAATTGGATAGGAAGTGGTGCAACCCGTAACGGTATTGGGTTCGTCGTAGGTATAGCTGATGTTTTGCGTACTATCTGCGTAACTGGCGGTTAGGCGACGATCTTGAGCATCGTAGGTGTAAGTGACCGTATTGCCATTGGCGTCGGTGGCGTTCAATACGTTGCCGGCAGCATCATAAGTCTTGGCCGTCACGCCCGTGTCGGGACTGGTGAGGCTCGTCTCATCAGACAAGCCGTCGTACTGATAGGTCGTGTTGAGGCCACTTGGGTCCGTCACCTGGGTCAGGCGATCCAGTGCATCGTAAGTATAGGTGGTCTTGGTGTTGGCAGTCTGCGCAGCTATCGGTAACGCACCGATGGTCATCACTATGCCAAGCACAATGCCAGCAAGAGGCTTTTTCCTTACGAACATAACTCTGTCCTCTGTTAGCGCTTCCCGTCGCATGCTCGCAGTCTCTTTCACAACGACTGAAGAACTCATCGCTACTGATCCTTGATCCATGGCCGCGCCCCTGTCAGTTCGTGCCGTTGTAGTTGTCGATGGTCTGCACCAAGCGGTTCAGCGCGTCGTATCCCGACTGACGCTGGATACCTAGCCCATCCGCGCTTTGCACCAAGTTGCCATTGGCGTCGTAGCTACCACTCGCGCTGGCATTGAAGACCGTGTGATTAAGTCCATCCACCACCGTGGTGAGTTGCCCGAGCGAATTGAAGGTACGACTCAGGCTCTTACGCGCATTGCCGTTGGCGTCATAAGCCTGCTCGGCTGTTTTATCGCCGGCGGCATCCAGCGTGTACTGGACGTAATCACCTGAGGAGCTGGTGATCTTGACCAGGCGGTGGGCGGCGTCATAGCCATAGGTCATCGTTACGCCGTCGGGGTCGGTGACCGTCTGCACGGCCCCATAGGAGGTATAGGTAAAGGTAGTACTGACACCACCCACGCTGCGCGAAGCCAACCAGCCGCGCGGCGTATAGGTGAGATCGGTGTTGATGCCATTCGCATCGGTGATACGCGTGACACGTCCGGCCCCATCGTACGAAGCGATGGTCGTCACATGGCCTGAAGCATCGGTGATCGTATGCAAGTCACCCGGCTGATAGCAGGCCGCACCCGGTGTGCCGCAATTCGTGGCGCTGCTGCTTAAGTAATAGCTATACGTCGTAGTCTGCGTGGAATCCGTCCGTGGGCCGGCAGCCGTCAGCAGCAAACCGATCAAGGGGCACTGCGTGGTATCAATGGCTGTGCAGTACGTGTACGTCCACCGACGCACACCCGCAGGAACGGTGCCTGTGTTGGCACAGGTGTAGCCGGACGTCGCGCTGTTGCTCGGATCGATCTCGCAGCGAGCCAGCACTTGGCCGTTGCCGTTGTAGACCCATTGCGTACTGGCAACGGCTGTGCCGCTGGCATTCGTAACCGTGCGTGTCAGTGGAACGCGCAACGCGCTATTCCATGTCATCGCTGTCGTACGTTGGTTGGCCGTACTTGGCGCATCGATTTCCTGCGTGAGCAAGTCATTGGCGTCGTACGTCGTCTGGACTTGATTGGCGTTGAAGTCCGTATAGGACGCGGGATAGCCATTGGTGTCGTACGTGCGGGTTTTCCACGCCTGGTTGCACTGCGGCCCGCAGGATTGGCTGAGGCTCGCCACAGCGGCGGCACCGTTAGCGGAGTTGAACTGCACGGTGGCACTGGGACCCAGGGGGTACTGCACGGTCGCCGAGCTGTCACTGTTATAGGCAATTTGCGTGGTGCCTACGTTGCCGGCAAAGCCCGTCGACGTGGCGAGTCCATTGCTGTTGTATGTGGTATTGGCATAACGAGTGCTGCTTTCATCCACCACGCCCGTCATGGCATTGGGAAGGTTCGTACCACCCGTCAGCGACGATTCGTTGTACACATATTGACGTATCTTTCCGTCGGGGTATTGGGTTGTGGAAAGGTTGCCCTTCGAATCGTAGGTATATGTCAATGCACCACCATCGGGCAGCGTCACCTGACTCGCTTGGCTGTTGCTGTTATAGATAAGGTTGAGCTGACGCCCTTGTGGATTCGTGACCGTGATCAGCAAACCTGCCTTAGGGGCTATCGTGCTGGGCGTCGTGGCGGTGCTATAGGTCAACGTTTCGCCTTGGCCTGTTTCGTCCTTGATGGATTGCAGCACGCCGTTGGTGTCGTACGTTTCGTATAGACGAAGCGCGGCAACGAATAACGTGTAACTGGTTGCGGTCCCTTTCGCGTTGTCCGTCTCGGTCAGCTGGTCTGGCGTTTTAATAGAAGGCGTCCACGCACCATTGGTCTTAAAGAAGACGAATGTTTTTCCATCGGGCCTGAGCACCTGGATGAGCGGTGTGTTGGGGGTGCCTGCCGCCACTCTCAGGGATCGATTAAAGCTATGCGTCCATCCAACACCGATGTTGGTGTTGGGTTGCATAAAGCTGTTATAGAACCTTCGAAAGGTCAGCCCCGGCGTGCCAACGAAATCATCCTCTTGGGCGTATTTATTGCCGGTGGACGCATTGATCGGGTCACCGACATTCGGGCTGCCTGCCGGATTCCCAGAGTCATCGGAGCACCCGCAGCTTGGACCGCCAAGACCACCGTCCGTCATGTCGCCAGTGCCTACATTGGCTACGGGATCAATCGAGCAGTTCCAAATGCCGTCAATGCCGCCGTTGTCCCAGGTACCGTTATAGATCTCATAGCCGTAGGAATAAACTGCCGTAAAACCAGGACGAGACGGATAGGGCTTTGCGTAGCAATACCAGATGATGCTTGAAGTGGAATTGAGCTGACCCTGCGTACAGTTCTGAGCATTCATGAAGTTTCTAAGCTCAATGCATGACGCCGCGTCCGCATGAACAACGGTCGATAACCATGGCGAGCTCATCAACAGAAAAAGCGCGATGCTTAGCCGTCGCCTGAAGCTGTGCGAGCGTCGAAGCGATGCCACGGCTGAGAAAGCTCCTGGACAAACCACCGTATCCACAGTCGTAACAGGTTCAGGTGATTCAAAAGCATTTCGCACCCAAGCGATAAGGGTCCGAAAGATGCCGCGAAACCGTTCCATGCGTTTCCCCTTCGTAATCGATCTAATAAACGTTGAAACTAACGTCCCTCACGACTTGGCGATCGCCTAGTTCGTACCGTTGTAGTTGTCGAGGGTTTGCACTAGGCGATTCAGTGCGTCGTAGCCAAGCTGGCGTTGAATGCCCAAACTATCAGCGCTTTGCACCAAATTGCCATTGGCGTCGTAGCTGTTGCTCGCGCTGGCATCAAAGACGGTGTGGCTGAGACCATCCATTACCTTGGTGAGCTGGCCTAGCGTGTTGAAGTTGCGCGTCAGACTCTTGTGCAATGTGCCTGTTGAGTCATAGACCTGTTCAGCGGTTCTATTACCGGCGCCGTCCAAGGTGTATTGCACGTAGTTGCCCTGGGCATCGGTGATCTTTACCAGACGATGCGCGGCGTCATAACCGTAAGTGGTGGTGACGCTGTCTGGATCGGTCACCGTTTGAACCGCACCATAGGGGGTGTACGTAAAGCTGGTCTTGGCACCGCCTACGCTACGCGAGACCAGCCAGCCACGCGGGGTGTAGGTCATATCCGTGTTGATGCCGTTGGCGTCGATGGTGCGGTTGATACGACCGTCGGCATCATAGGAAGCGATCGTGGTGATGTGACCAAGAGGATCAGTAACTTGATACAGGTCACCAGCCTGATAACACGCCGCGCCGGGCGTGCCGCAATTCGTCGCGCTGCTACTGGTGTAGTAACTATACGTGGTGGTCTGCGTAACGTCGGTGCGTGGAGCGGTTGTGGAAAGCATAAGCCCACTCAACGGGCAGCCCGTACCGACCGACGTGCAATAGGTGTAGTTCCAGCGACGCACGCCTGCGGGTACCGTGCCAGTGGCAGCACAGGTGTAACCGGAAGCTGCGCTGCTGGTCGGGTCGATATCGCAACGAGCCAGCACCTGGCCGATCGTGTTATAGACCCATTGACTGCTGCTGACGACGGTGCTGCTGGCATTACTCACCGTGCGAGTGAGTGGAACCCGCAACGTCGTGTTCCATGTGAGCGTCGTGGTGCGTTGACTAACCGTACCTTGCGCGTCGATTTGTTGATCAAGCAGGCCATTGGCGTCGTAAGTCGTCGCCGTGACGTTCCCCTTGAAATCCTTGGCGGATGCCGGATAGCCGTTGCTGTCGAACGTCGCCGAGGCATACGCCTGGCTGCACCCCGGCGCGCAGGGGTTGCTTGCCGAATTGATATGCATCGTGCCGTTCGGCACAGCAAAACCCAGCGTCGCTTGCGTGCCCGTTGGGTACGTCACCGTGGTGGACCCGTTGCTGTTGTAGCTGGCTTGGGCTTGATTGATGCTAGAGCCCAGCATCGACATGGTCGCCAAGCCCTTGGCGTTGTAGCTGATACTCGTAAAGCGGCTGTTGGTCTCGTCGATATCGCCCGTCAATGCGTTCGGAAGATTCGTGCCGCCGGTAAGTGCGCTTTCGTTGTACACATACTGACGTGAGGTCGTATCGGGGTACGTCACCGACGTCAGGTTGCCGGTGGTGTTATACCCATACGTGAGGATGCCGCCATCCGGTTCGGTCACGGTGGCCACTTGCGAATTACTGTTGTAGGTGAAGTTGAGCGTGCGTCCGCGTGGGTCCGTCACCGTCACGAGCAAACCGGCTGCAGGCGCCACACTGGTAGGCGTCGATGCGGTGCTGTAGGTCAGCGTCGTAGCAAGTCCATCGGGATCTGTGATCGCCAAGAGGTTTCCGTTTTGATCATAGATTTCCTCATAACGGGTGGCGGCGTTGAAATAGTTCCAGCCCATCAGCGCGCCGGAGCCGTCGGTTTGTTCGGTGAGTCGATCAGCTACATCCGGATCGGCCGTCCACTGTCCCGAGGTCAGCGTAAATTTGACTTCTCGGCCGTCCGGTCGAAACACGATGGCGGTGGAGGTATTGGAGCCAGGTACGTAGACCACGCTGCGGTCAAACGTATGGCGCCAGTTCTTGCCTATATGCGTGGAGGCGACTGCAGGATGGCTGTTGTAGTAGCGATGAAAACTCAAATCGCCCAGCGATGCATCTTCGTCGTCTTTGTATTCGTTGCCCGTCGCGGCATTAATGGGATCGCCGATGCAGTTACAGGTCTTGCCCAGATTCTTACCTGGGTCATAGGAAGAAACCGTTGCCTTTAGGCCGTTCCCGCCTCCGCAATATCCACCCAGGAGAAATCCTGCCACTTGCGGATTACTGGGATCGGGCGTGTCGTAAATCACCGTGTAGGAGCACCACTGCTCCAACGGCCCTTTCCACCCGTAGTGGGCGTTCCAATAGAGTCTGTATCCGGCCCACCACGCGGTAGCCGCCGCGCCGATGCTGGAATATTGCCCGTCGGCGTTATAGGTGCCGCTCAGGATGTACGGGGCACCGTAGTAATACTGGGTTTGCGCTTGAACCGTCGCAGGCGCTATCCATGAAAATGCTGCTGCCAGTAACACGCAAACAAGCAGCGCAACACGCCTAGCGACATCCATACGCTATTTCCCCTGTATGAGCCGGTGATCAGCCGTGCAAACGCCTGCATCGAAAAACCAAGCGATTGCTTGGTAATTCATGCACGTGATTTGCACGGCGGGTTAACGGCGGAGGCTGCCGGGGAATTCGTGAAAGGCGCGTGATTTATCTGAGCCAAGCATGTAAGCAAGAGCCCAAGAAAATGTAGGAATACTCCTACAATAGTAAAAATGCGCAGCAGCTCTCAAATACGCTTTTGGAACTTGTGACAACCGCCTCTAGGGCTCGTGGTTCGTGGAGGCGGAATTCGCCAGCCACTCCCCGTATTCCGACACGGCTCGTTTGAACTGCTGCTCCAGCCAGATCATCTCGTCCTGTGTACGATTGACGTACCACCAATACACAAATTGCGACAGACGATCGGCCGCTGGACGTGGGGCCGACGGTTCGTGCGCGGGAGATGTTTCGGCAGGCGGCGTTGCCGTTGCGCCTAATCGCATATCCCCGACGCCAAAAATGAGCCAATCCAGCGAAATGCCTTTTTTCTGGGCGATCTCCACACAAATGGCATACGGCGGGCTGTTTCGCTGACGCCAGTTGCTCGGCGCGCTGATGCCTAAATTGAGCTCAACGGCCAACGCAGAATCGGTCTTAACCCCATAGACCTGACGCATGCGCCGGATGATGTCTTCGGCTTCCATGGATGGTTCCCCTACACGCCCTGTGGAATCCCCTGTCGCAATCTCTTGCGTTTCCACAATACGTGTAATATCGTTCGACTTGTGTAACTGATCGGCATCGTAACCCATCGCCATGAAGAACTCTCCTAGTTGTCGCCCGCGGATTTATGCACCTCGCGGTATCACGAAACGAAAGCGTGTGCCGATCGGCCTCGATCCCGAGCACCTGGTCCGGTGCAAAGTGCTGGACGAGGCCGAGAACAAGACCGATGCCGCCTACGTCCTGGAGGTGTATCTCGAAGGCCAGGCGCATCGGCATCAACGCCGGACCACCCTTGGTGGTCTGGAGGCTAAGTAAGCGTAGACGCGGTGTATGAGGACTAAACGGATATGACGACGCCCCGCAATACCATCGCCTGCCCGCACTGCCAGTCACGCATGCGCACGATCACATCGCGGCAACTAAGCCCCTTGGTGCGTGAAATCTATTTCGACTGCCTGAATGTCGATTGCAGCCATCGCTGTGTCGCGCAGCTCGGCATCGTGCGCACGCTGGTGCCGAGCCTCACGCCGGACGCCCAGGTGTCACTGCCGATCGTGCACCGCCGCGCCAACGACATCCTCATGCCTTCGGCCTCATCACCGGCCGGAGGCAATACGACGGCCGCGCCCACCACCGACAGTGCCGTACGTCCTCATTACGCACCGATGGTGCTCAACTGACCGCAGGGGTTTCTTATGCCTCTCTCCCACACGCTGCCCCACGATCAAACCCACGCTGCCATGCTGATCCACAGCGCTACACGGTTCATCGTGACGCATCAGGCCGAACATTTGGATAGCGAACAACTGATCAAGCGCTGCTGCGCGCACTTGATGGTCACCACGGGCATTACCGAGCACGCGGCGCAGCACTATGCGATGCATGCGTTAGCCGAACTGCAGGCCAAACACGTGCCCGCCTATTTCGATATCAGCCACAGCACGTCCTTCGTCGTGCGGGTCGTCGATCCGACCACCGGTCATGCCTACGCACTGACGGCCAGTGATGTGCTGCAAATGGCCACGCTGCATCACGGCAACGACCACGACGACACGGCCCACGCCACCCAGCAATGCGGACGGCGTGCCGGCTGATCTAGCCGCAGCGTCCTAACACTTCTCTTTTCTTTCTTCTCACCGGCTGCGTCGCGCAGCCGGCACGGACTCGGCTTGCCTGATGACTAAGCACATGTGCGAACCAGCGTTGACACGTCGCCCGCCACGGAGGGATGCTTCCGCCGTCGCCGCAAAATCGGCGACCGGGTTTAGCAGCCCGATCAGCCAAAGGCGCGCAAGCGCCCATCGATCGATGCGAGCGCTTTTTTTGCGTCCGCAGTCGGCGCACGCTTGCACGCTACGCGCACCGCTTTATGGCGGGCGGCGCGGGGGAGCCTTCGGGCTCGCCGGTCTCCTTTGGCGCCGGTCTGCTAACCCCGCGTCGTCCGTCTCCCTGTTTAGCAGCGGGGTGACGGGCTTAACCAGCCTTAGGAAGCCCCCGATGTCTGCACTCCCCTGTGCCGCATGTGCTTGCCTGCGCGTTACGCAAGCCATCCGTCGGCAACGCGTCAAAACTTCTTTTGCGGAACTGCACCTCGCCAACAATGCATTGCTTGCGGCGGCGTCCGGTCTGTCTGCCGCACTCAAGCACGGCATGGTCAGCCCCAGCGATGTGTACGAACTGCTGCGCGTCATCCACTTACGTCTGAAGCAAACCATCACCGATGCCGAGCGCGCCGCGCTGAGCCAGGACGGTGCGGCATGAGTGCGCCTACGCGTTCGTGCCGGGATTGCACGTTCCATGTCTCGCCCGCGGAGTTGGGCGATCGCTTCCATCTGTGTACGTTGCCGCCCGATTGCGCACCACCGGCAATACGTGACATGGACGGTGATGGGGACCACGGCGATGGTGAAGGACGTATCTATCTCGGCACGAGTTGCCATGTGATGCGCCGCCGGAGCGCGGCCTGCGGTCCGCACGCTGTGCTTTGGTGCTGCGTCCAGACGCCCACGTGCTCCGCGTCGTCGGCCGCAGAGGGAGCCGACGCATGAGTGCACCGCGTTACGTCATGAGCACGGAGCTGCTCACCGATATCACCCGAGAGTTGACCCACCAGTTTGGTTTCAAGGCCAGGAAAGATTACCTGCGCGGCGGGAAGTGTCCCGATTGCGGCAAGCCGGAGCTGTACGCCCATGCCAGCGCGCCGTGGGTGATTCGCTGCGGTCGCTTGAAAAACTGCGGCTACGAAGCGTCCGTCAAAGACCTCTTTCCTGATCTGTTCGAAGACTGGTCCGAGCGCTACAAGAAAACCGAGGACGCCCCGTATGCAGCGGCCGATGCGTACCTGAAGAATGCGCGCGGCTTCAACCTGGCCCGCGTGCAAGGCACGTACACGCAGGAATGGTTCAAAGACCTCGACAGCGGCGCGACCTCGGCCACGGTGCGTTTTGCGCTGCCCGGCGGCGGTTACTGGGAACGGTTGATCGATCGCGCCCACCGCTTCGGCAAGATGAAAGCGCGCTTCGCGCCCGGCCAGAGCTACGCCGGCGAGGCGTGGTTGCCGCCGACCGTCAGCGGTGAAACGCTGGCCACCGCGAGCGAGCTGTGGATCGTCGAAGGCATCTTTGATGCCGTGGCCCTCGGTCATCACGGCATCCACGCCGTGTCTGCCATGTCGTGCAACAACTACCCTGCCGCCTTTCTTCGGCGGATACACGACGCACGCACCACGAACCGGCCCACGCTCGTGTGGGCGCTCGATGGCGATGCCGCAGGACGCGACTACACCCAGCGGTGGGTGAAGCGCGCACGCAAGGACGGCTGGAAGTGCGAAGCGGCCACCATTCTGCAGACCGGCAAGAGCAAGCAGGACTGGAACGACCTGCACCTGGCCGACAAGCTCATGCCGAGCGACATCGACGAGTACCGCTACCAGGGTTCGTTGCTCATCGCGCGCAACCATGCCGACAAGGCCCGACTCATGTACAGCCGCACCGGCATGGCGACGTTTTTCTATGACTTTGCCGACCGCCTCTATTGGTTCGACCTGGACATCAAGGCGCTCGACAAGGCGATGCAGCAGCTGCAAGAGAAAGACCCGGACCAGGACGACATCGAGCGCCGCGACCAGGCGCTGATGGAAGCCTGCGAAAACGTGGAAATCGCCAACTGCAACCCGCAGCCGCTGTACTACCAGGCCAACACCGTCACCGACGAGTCTTGGTACTACTACCGCGTGAGCTTTCCGCACGGCGGCGGCTCGGTGAAGAACACCTTTGCCGGCAGCAGCCTGGCCAGCGCAAGCGAGTTCAAGAAGCGCTTGCTGAGCATCGCGCCGGGTGCCGTGTTCACCGGGACCAGCCAGCAGCTCGATCGCATCATCCAGCGCCAGCTCTTCAATATCAAAACGGTCGACACCATCGACTACATCGGCTACAGCAAAGAGCACGGCGTCTACGTGATGGGTGACATCGCCATCAAGGATGGCGTGGTGCATACGCTCAACGACGAGGATTACTTCGAGCTGGGTAAGCTCAACCTCAAGACGCTGAGTCAGTCACCGCAGCTCACCTTCAACCGCGACCGGCGAGAGTACCGCGCCGAATGGCTCGACTTGGTGTGGCAGTGCTTTGGCGCCAAAGGGCTTGTGGCGCTCGCGTTTTGGTTCGGCAGCCTCTTTGCCGAGCAAATCCGCCAGGTGCAGAAAAGCTACCCCTTCCTGGAACTGGTGGGCGAGGCCGGTGCGGGTAAGTCCACGCTGATCGAATTCATGTGGAAGCTCTTCGGACGTCGTGACTACGAAGGCTTCGATCCGTCCAAGTCCACTTCGGCCGCGCGGGCGCGCAACTTCGCCCAGGTGTCCAACCTGCCGGTGGTGCTGATCGAAAGCGACCGCGACGACGACGCCAAGAAGCGCTTCGATTGGGATGAACTCAAGACCGCCTACAACGGCCGCAGCGTGCGCGCGACGGGCGTCAAGAACTCGGGCAACGAAACCCGCGAGCCGCCCTTCCGCGCCACGGTGGTGATTTCGCAGAACGCGAAGGTGGAGGCCAGCGAGGCGATCATGCAGCGCATCTGCCATATCACGGTCGACCGCTCGGCACACACCGCACAAACGCGCGCCGCAGCGTTGAAGCTCGAACAGATGCCCGTGGATGCGGTCAGCCACTTTTTGCTGTTGGCGACGCGTGCGGAAGCCAAGGTGATGGAGACCATCCTGGCCCAGGCACCACAGCACGAGCAGGCGTTGCTGGACCATCCCGAGATCAAGACCACGCGTATCGCCAAGAACCATGGCCAGTTGCTCGCAGTGTTCGATGCCCTCTCGTATGTCCTCGCATTGACCGACGAGCAAAAGGACGCGGTGCGCAGCGAAGTGGTCGCGATGGCCATCGAGCGCCAGGCAGCCATCAGCAGCGATCACAAGATCGTGCAGATTTTCTGGGAGCGGTTCGATTACCTCGATACCTGGAATGCGGCGGCGCCATCACTCAATCACAGCCGCAACCCACGCGAGTTCGCCGTCAACCTCAACCACTTCGAGCAGATCGCCGCGCACCATCGCCTGGAAGTGCCTTCGCTTTCCGATCTCAAGAAATACCTGCGCACCTCGCGCTCGCGCAAATTCGTAGATATGAAGGCCGTCAACAGCGCCATCTGGCTCCACGACAACACCGATGAATCGCGTGGCCGTACCGTCAAATGCTGGGTCTTCCAGCGCGCCCCGAACGAGCAACCGGCCGCGTCGGCTCACAAGTAATCAGCTTAGTAAGCAAAAAAACAGGGAGCAAAGAACCTCATGAGCAAGAACCACCATATCGTTGATTCTGAGTTGCTGCGCGCGCTTTCGGGCAAACGCACAGAAGCCGCTGTGCGCCGATGGGCGAGACAGCAGGGCATCGCTATCAAGAATGGTGCGGGCGGTCCGTGGACCACGATCCAAGCCGTAAACGCCTCCTTGGGAATTAAGGAAGCGAGCAACGACACGGCGTATGGCACGGACATCCTATGACTCGTGGCAGAAAGCGCAAACACGACTCAACAATCCCGAAGCATATCGACCAGGCGAAAATCCCAAACGGGATCTACTGGCACCGCCAACGACAGTTTTGGTACACGATCTATGTCGATGGGAAGTCGCGTAGCAAGAAGGTGGCGGACAAGACTGCGCTCCTGTCGGACTTGCATCGCATCGCTGACGAGCTATCAGGCTTGGACGAACAAACGCTCGACTACATGCTCGAACAGTTTGAGCAGTCCGATAAGTTCAAGAACCTGAAAGAGTCAACACAGGACGACTATCGGTATTGCCGGCGTGTGCTTCAAAACTTTCAGACGAAGCTTGGCGTTCCGTTCTCGAAGCTCAATCGCAAGCGCATCAAACGGCCGATAGTGCAGAAGCTTGTGGACGAGTTGGCGAAGGGTGAACGCGCGGGCGATGGACGCTATCCGAAACCCACGCCGGCGAAGGCAAATCATGTTCTACGCTACCTCTCGCGCGCATTTGAATGGGGAGTCAATCGTGGATACACCGATGAGAACCCTGCAGGGGGCGTCGAATCAGCAACCGAGCGCGCGGATCCACGCATGCCTGAGCTGGTTACGATGCGTGCAGTCATTGCGCTTTGGCGCCGCCGCGGATGCTTGCCAAGTAGGCGCAAAGGCTCACTTTCACCATACCTATGGGCTGTTGCTGAAATTGCCTACCGCTGCCGCATGCGCAACGTTGAAGTACGCAAGTTGTCGGATGCTGACGGGCTATCGGAAGGGATATATGTCGATCGCGTGAAGGGAAGCCGCGACAACGTTACGCGTTGGATTCCCGCTTTGCGCGAAGCTTGGGACTTTCTTGTGCAGCGACGCGACCAGATATGGGCGAAAAGACGCTTTCCAAAACCTGAGCGTGCATCTGATCGACCGTTGATCGTCGCCGAGGATGGCGCTCGGATTTCCAAGGAAGCCCTCAAGAGCGCTTGGGCGCGGGGCATCGAGATCGCCATGGCAGCGAAGCTGATCACTGAGGCCGAGCGCTTTGGCCTGCACGGTCTGAAGCATCGCGGCATTACTGATACCGAGGGCACACCAGACAAAAAACAGCAGGCTAGTGGCCACGTAGAGCGCCGCATGGTTCATCGGTATGACCACGAAGTTCCGCTTGTTGAACCCGCCGGAGAAGCAGACGAAGGCGGCTAA